GCGTTTGACTACGAATCAAAAGGCCAGGGGTTCGAATCCCTTCTGGGTCACCAAATCATTTAAAAGCGAACTTTCAAGAGTTTTATCATGGAACTCTGAAAGTTCGTTTTTATAATTAAAGACAATTTCAATGTGATCTTCATATATAGTTACATGATGAACAAAAGCCTCTATAATCCTAGCACGCCCACGTAGGGTGCTAGGATTTTCTTTTGCCATTTTTAGCAAAAAGAAACGGATATGATCTTCTGTAAGTTCTACAGGAATAATGGTATTTTCGAGGTTCGTTTTTATCTCAATCTGGCCTTTTAACTCTTGTTCGGTAGCCTCAATTCTGTGTTTTAATACATCAGAAATGAATCCATTTGCAATGGCGGTCATATAATTGTCTAATGATTTTTTCAAATCACGAATATGAGCGTCAATTATATCAATTTGTGCAACAGTTTCGCTTTGAAGATTTTTACCTGAGCTGGCAGCATATTTAGCTATTTTATTAACCACATTAGGTTTGTTTAGTATTGCAAGGGTTTGGCTTATGACAATATCATCAAGGGCATCTCGTCTAATATTTTGAGCCTGACAGGCATTTTTGCGACGTCTATTGCTGCATACGTAATAATGGTGCAGGGCACCTGTTTTAGATGTACCCGTCGAGCCTACATAATTTCCTCCGCATCGTCCGCATTCTAGCTTTCCGCATAGTTGGTATAGCTCACTTCGATTACCTTTCTTTTTGGCACGTAAATTTCGCTTATGCTGCGCTTTTTTAAATATATTCTTATCTATGATAGGGGGTATTGCATTTTCTATGCGTTCTGACCCCCAAGAATAGACTCCTATATATTTTTCATTGCTAATAATGGCCTTAATGCTGTTTGTATTGAATGGCTTACCTTTATGGGTTAGATGTCCGTTTGCATTCATATAGGACGCCATTTCGCTAAGTGTATGACGTTGTAAATACATATCAAATAATTTACGTACAACATTGGCTTCATGTTCGTTGATTTCTAGCTGCCTATTATTAGATAATTTATATCCATAGGGGACAACAGTGCCTACCCATTTACCCTGTAATACGTTATCAGTCATTCCCCGCATTACTTTTTGCGACAATTCTGCTGAATAATATTCGGCCATACCTTCTAATACCGATTCAAGGATGATGCCACTAGGGTCATCTTTAATATTTTCTTTAACGGATATAACTCGTATGCCATTTTTTCGTAGCTTTGCTTTATATATAGCACTATCATATCGATTTCGACTGAATCTATCTAATTGATATACCAGCACATAATTAAAGGCTTGCTTATTACTATCTAGGATCATTTGGCGGAATTCGGGTCTATCATCCGTTTTGGCACTCAAAGCACGGTCTATATATGTATTTGTTATTGTGATTCCTTCACGTTCCGCATAGGCCATGCATTCTCTTATTTGGCCGTCTATAGATTCATCCCGTTGTTTGTCCGAGGAATACCGGGCATAAATAACACCTATTTGAGTAGTTTCGCTCATATGTTCGCTCCTTATGACAAATAAAAAAAGATAAGGCCTTGAACGTATAAGAACAAGACCTTATCTTTTTTGCGGCTAAACCGCTTATAATAATTTTAGTTTGAGGCTTAACCTCTTTGTTCTTATATTATAGATTTTTTGTATAAAAAAATCAACAAATTTGTCAATTTTTCTGTAGAAAATTACAACTTTTATTGCATTTTTTCTATTTTATACCGTGAATTTCCTTAATTGCTTGGCGGATTTTGTCCGTTACATGCTTCTCCACTCGCATATTAAAAAGGGCATCTTGTTTACATGTAGGGTTTTGAATTCGTATTTTGCTAACTGTGCGAACTTGTGAGGCCACAGCTACTGTACCTGAATTTAATCGTGCCACTTCTTTCATAATTATTTCGTGTTTAATTAACATTTTATGTGCACTTTCAATCTGTTCAGTGAGAGTGTGTAATTGAGATTTGGATAATGTTCCAACTTCGATATTTTCTAATCGCCTTACCTCTGCACTACATGTATCTAGTAATTTCCCTGCTGTGGAAAATAAAACTGTAAATAATTCAGATCCCAAATAAATGTCTGTTTTATATAATGTAGTTGGTTTTTCTTTATGTGGTTTCAGTGATCTTAGAGGCACAACGGTAACCATACCACTCTTGTTTGTGCTTGGACTTAATACTATTGCATAATGAAGTCCACCAAATTCATTACCTATTCCAAAGCCAAAATCTACTTTTACAATATGACCGGGTTGAAATGCTGGAAAATACTTAGCGTCGAAAGCCTCCTCTTGTTTTATGTATTGTAAATAATTACGTAACCAATAGTACATTAGGGCCGCTTTATGGTGATCTTGATTTACTAAGACAATCAAAAAAGTACGTATATCATTTGCTAGAGTTTTAATTTTATCAATTAAGGTAACCTTGTTTTCTGGCCTCTTTAAATCCATATAAATCTCCCTTTTATATGCTCCACTTGTGCCCGCATTTTAAGCATACGCCTTTTCGTTTGTTTTTACCATGAAATCCGGCAACCAATCCTATACCACTTGTTAATAATCCGCCAACTAATGCTTTGGTTCCGCTAAAACCCTGTTTATCAATTTCGATTTGTGTTGAATGGCATTTCGGGCACCGTAATTGTCCGTCATCAACGTTAATATTTATAGATAGGGGCTGGCCGTTTTGATATGCCATAACAATGCTTTTTAATGATGGATCATTAAACATTTGGGTGGCTGCATTTGAGGATTTTAACATGCCCGCTCCTGTAATTTTCTTAATCTCGTCAGCCGTTTCTATTGTGGCGGTAAATCCGGACTTTTCGAATAATCTAGTATCTAGTGCCACCTGTACTGCATTGAATGTTACCCCGTTAACCTCTTTTGGATACTCCGGCATAGATGGCATCTCATTTGCTGGTTGTACATCCGGCAATGGAGTAGGTGGGGGATTACCCGTTACAGGTGTCCCACAATTAGAACAAAATTTTACATTATCATCTAGTTTAGAACCACAATTTGAACAATACATAAAAATTTCCCCTTTATTAACGATGATGTCTTAATGATTCTATATGATTGACCTTATGCGGCGAATCATGATCTGCAAAATTAATATGGCTCAGTTCATGTAAATAAGTTTTTTGATTTTCTGCATGCGATAATTTTGCATTTAGTATTACTGTATAGGTATCATCTTCGTTTTTCCTAACATATCCCCCGCAGCCAGTCGGTAAATTTACTAGCTTAACTATAATCACTCGTAATCGTCCCCCCGCTCCCTTTGTAATAACGACTTCGTGATATTTATAATACTTTCCATCTCACTTTTTGATAGGCTCCGTTTTGCGTCTAATAATAATCGCAAATCGGGGTCATTTTTTATTTCCTCCGCTAATTCCGCCACCTCCGGATCATAATAATATCCATCATCCGTAGTAGGGTGTTCACCCGTTAGGAGGTAATCGATAGAAACGTTGAAAACGTTGGCAATTAATTTAATCATTTCAGCAGAGGGCATTCTTGCATCTGTTTCCCAAAGTGAGATTGCTGAACGGCCTACATTTAATTTTTCACCAAGCTCATCGCCTGTTAAATGTTGAAATTTTCTTAATTGCTTGATGCGTTGGCCTAATGTTTTCATTTAGAACACCTCCTTAGGTTGATTGTAACAAATTGTAAACAAAAATAAAACTACTCATTGAAAACTTTTATAAAAAGTTTATTTGACTTGTTACTAATTGCAAACTATAATGAGGTCATAAGATGTTACAAAATGAAAACAAAAAAGGAGGTGAGATAATGTCATATAACAAGCTGGCTGTGTTTAGACGAGAGCTGAATTTTAGTCAGCAAGAAGTTGCAAATATGCTTTCTATTTCAAGAGCCGCATACTCTTTAAAAGAAAATGGGCACCGCAAATTTAGTCAAAAAGAAATGGGAATTATATTTACTAAGTTTAAAGAAAGATATCCTAAGTTAAATATGCAAGATATTTTTTTAACTTAAAAGTTTACTAATTGAAACTATATTCGGGAGGGTGATATGAATTACAAAGCAGGTTGGGGCTTTAAACCCATGGAAAAAATGCATTATAAACATTGTGATTTTCTACCTATGGATTACATTGAGGATTATTACAAACGCACAGGGATGATTGTTATTACTCACTGGGCTTATACCAAAAGCGAATTTGAAAAAATCGTCACAAAGATAGAAAAGGTAATCGTAGATATTAAAGCAGGGATTTACGATTACAACTACCCTACAAAGAGGTCAAAGCAAGAGACTCTTGAACGTAATCAAGAATATTTGCATCGACTGTACACTATTAAATTTGAACTTGATTTATAAAAGGAGGTGAACATTATGTCGTTAATCGATTTAGGCATGAATATTACGCTAATTACAGCATTAGTAGCTAGCATATTGTCATTATTGGGTGTGTAAGGAGAGTGATTAAGATGTCAGACGCTTTATCATTGGTTGCCGATTTACCATTCGGAACGCTGGACCAAATGAGTGATATTAGAGATACACTCAAAGCATTTGGCAAAAATGATGTTCAAATCATTATTACTGCTACAAATATTGATGTAAAACCAATCAATGCAGGTGGTGATTTTGAATGAGTTGGGATGTAAGGCCGTGGCTGGTTGAAGATATGATTGATTTTTTTAGCCAGCCCGGGATATTAGAAGAATTTGAAGAATGGAGGGAAGAATATCATGCAAATGGTGGACAGAACGGAAGCATTGAAATGGCGACATTACCGAATTACACAATATCGACGTCGCAGATCCGAGAGGCGGAATATGATGGCCCCTCAACTTGCTGACATAGTTGAAGGCTTTATCTTTGGCACGTTGTTTATGTTGCTAGTATGGGGCGTTGCATATTGGTGGGTAACCGGGGAGGCGTTAATTCGATGGTAAAACGTTGTTACCATTGCGGTTACAAACTAACAAACCACTTAACATATCACATATTTAATACCGCAATTGGAAAGGTCGTTTGTGTTTGTAAAGATTGTCATACGACATATTTGCGAATGCGAGCAAAAGAAAGAAAAAGGGCTGCACTTGCTGGAACAAGTACAACCCTAGTTAAATAATAACCTGATCACATTATATCATAGAAAATTTTAAAGGAGCAAAAAAATAGAACTTGAACAATTAACTTTAAAATTAAACGGTAATGTAATAGAACCGTGGTTTATCAAGGCGAGCTATGAAAAAGTTGGAAATTTTCCAACTCCTTATGGCTGGATGACTATGAGCTATTTAACTAATCGAATTGAATATCTAAAAAATGAAAGATGTTCGACGCCATTGGTTGAAATTCGTGTTCATATCGATAACGTTATTAAAACAATGGAAGCTATTAAAGCATATTTAGAAAAGGAGTAATATCATGAACCAATTTACAATCGAATTCAAAAATCCAAAAGACCTAGCAAAAAAAATTAGTGAGTACAACGAATTAATGAATGGACCTGTTACAGAAGCTGAGCCTAAAAAGGCTGCACCAGCAATAAGTGCTTCCCCTAAAGAAGTAGTAACGCCACATTATGATGTAGCTAAATTAACCTCAAAGGAAGCCACTCCGGGTGAACCTGTGGAGGTTAAAAAACCCACTGCAGAAGATGTAACCGTCAATAAATCTGTGGAAAAAACAACAAATGATGCAGAACCTAAAGAAGATCCCGTAGTGGAGCAAGAACAAACAGAAGCTAAGGAACCCGCTCAGGATGCAGTTGAAGATGATAAAACTGCAAAGAAACAGGCCCTAATTGATAAGGCAAAAGAATGGTTACTAGCAGACCAAGCAAATCGATTGACACCATATATGGCATTAATGGGCAAACATAAAGTGCCGGGCAATAAAATTACAGTTGATAATTTAACAAAAGAATTAGCGGCTGAACTAATTACATTGATTGGTTAATTGTTGTTTAAGAAGGAGTATATACATGAACAATAAGAGCAATTACACACGAGTTGTGGAAATATTAAAAGCTGATAACAAAACATTGGAACGGGCGATGCAGTTATCGCCTGAGGATGCTAATGAGTTTCAAGAGGCCCTAGATTACAATAATGCAGTTATTAAAGCATCTCAATCTATTATTAAGGCCATTGATATAGTTAGTGAAGCCGATAAAAAGGCTGCAGCTAATGATAAGCAGGCCAGTGGAAAGAAACAAGCTGCAGAGTTGAAAGAAAAGGCGAATAATACGCCTAAGGATCCTACGCCAGCACCTGAGCCTGAGCCAGCTAAAGCAGAAGTAAATACTGATATAGATATTAACGAGTTATTTGGTTAATGCTATGGAAATATTGTATTCGTTTGAAATCCCAAAATTACATGATAGTGTAGTTCGCTATCAAGGATGGCAAGCACCTAAAACCGTAATCTATCATGCTGATTGTGATGCCTCATTCTCTGCTACATGGCCTGAATATTACCATCCGGGCAATGGGTACTGTACACGAGCACACTATTATGTATGCCCTTTCTGTGGACATCGTTCCAATCCTTCTCGAGAACATGTGGGGCTTATTATTAATGAATCTGATGCGATTCCTATTGATATTAGATTCTCTATTGTTTCTTGTAAAGATTGGGTTGATCTCCAAATGCAAGGACATCAGGTTGTACTGATGGGCGACCAGCTCATCAAACAGCCTAAGCGCTTTTATCAAACAATCCGCTTTGATTTTAAAAGTTTGAGGGTTCTTTTTATTGACGATGTAAAAGGCGAAAAGAAAGTCAATATTTATGATTTAGAGCATATTTCAGGCACTACAAATAATCTATATGGATATGTTGGTATGCTGCATCAATGTAGAACTAGATCTGCAGCGATTGACTATGCTTCGCAATTTAGAATGTTGTTTAAAGTACTTCGTTTAGAGTTTGAAAAACGAATGTCAGCTATTACCGGGTATCGGGTTAAGGATGTCTATCAAGCAACAGGCGTATCTAATGAGCATGGGTATGGCGCCGGAATGATTTTTAATATGGCGTGGCGAATGGCATTCCCTGATGGCCCTGCTTTAACAAAACCATTATCCTTTCAACTTTGGGAATGGAGCAGAGCAGGTAATAAAGCCATTAACGCTGATGTTATTAATTTAGGCCGTCGTTATCATTCGTTTTATGATGCCTTAATAATGGGACACAATATAACAGATTTAAAGCCGTTTATGCGTCGTTGGTTACATAAAAATCCGGGTTCAATCACAGCTTTTAAAGGGATTGTTATGTTGAGCGATGATATAAATGAGCAGCGATTATTGTTAGATGTGCTCAGCCGTAAGCAACATATCTTACTCAGAATATTTGATGATGCCCAAGCGTTAGTATTTTTAAAACGGTTTAGACAGGAATATAAAAATCAGCTTATTCCGTTTTTAAGCAACCATTTTGAATGGGACATCATAACTATGTATTCACAGTTAGAAGCTGAAAACAAAGCATCATTCTGGGAAACACATCCTAAATTAAGGAATGTGCATGATGAGCTGGTTAATATTTTAAATAAACAACGTTTTGAATATGTGGAGTTACTAAAGGCCGATGGATTAGCTGAAAAGTCAAACGGATTAGAATTCGTTATACCTGAAACGGGGGCGGATTTAGTGAACATTGGTGTTGCGCTTAAAAACTGCGTCAGATCTTACACGAATAAGATTCAGCAGGGGCAATGCATTATTGTGGGTGTTAAGAAAGCCAATAAATTTGTGGCTTGCTTAGAATTAAAACCACTACAAGGCAATGGGGCATTGCTGGTGCAAGCAAAATTATATGCTAATAAATCAGTGCATACTAATAAAACTATCAATAATAAGGTTCTTTCATGGGCGTATCGTCATAGAATTGCACCTAATACTTCGGATATTGATGTTAAATTGTTTGAAAAGCAGAAGGGAGCTTAATTATATGGCTTACAAAAAGGTGTTTGATGCTAATAAAGCCACTCGTGAGGAATGGTTAGAGTTTCGTAAGAGTGGTATAGGTGGCTCAGATATGGCCGCTATTTTAGGTCTAAGTAAATATAGATCCGCACTTGATGTGTGGATGGATAAGACTGGTCGGACAAAGCCAGCTGAGGAAGATGGAAACCGATTTACATATTGGGGTACGAAGCTTGAAAGCATTGTTGCAGACGAATTCGCTATTCGTACCGGGTATAGTGTCAGAAATAATAATTTCACACTACAATCCGTTGAATATCCGTTTTTATTGGCGAATATTGATCGGGAAATTGTAGGAATTGATGCGGGGCTGGAGTGCAAAACAGCCTCCGCATTTAAAGTGGATGAATGGCAAGGGGACAGCGTCCCCGATGCCTATTACATTCAGTGCCAGCACTATATGGCTGTCACTGGAAAAGCGTCATGGTGGATTGCTGCGTTAGTTGGTGGCAATGATTACTATTATAAAGAAATCCCTCGTAACGATAACGTTATAGAGGCAATTATTGAAGCGGCGCAAGAGTTTTGGTCTTTTGTATTAACTGACACTATGCCAGCGGTTGATGGATCTGATTCATGCCAAGAGGCATTGCGGCAACTATATTCAAGCACTCAGCCCGAGTCGATTCAATTAGAAGATACTGCTGATATTTATGCTGAAGCATATTTAAAGGCTAAGGCTGATAAAAAGGATGCGGAGGAACGGGCTAAAGAGGCTCAAAATAATCTATGCCAGCTATTAGCCAATAATGAAGTAGGCTATACCCAAAATCATAAAATCACATGGAAATACAAAAAGGCGATTGATGGATTTGATAAAAAAGGGCTGGCAGCAGATTACCCTGACATTTTCAGCAAATATGTAATTAAAAGTGAGCCAGTACGGAATCAATTCAGTTGTAAATAATGGAGGCTATATTATTATGACGGCAGAATGGCTTAAATCATTACTTGAAAAAGTCGATGATGATTATGAAGTTAAAATTTTAGATTTTCGCAGTGAATTAGAGCTAGATATTAGCAATGTGCGAATTGATCTCGAGAATAAAGTAATCGTATTTGAGGAGGATATTAAATAATGGCAACAACTAAAGACGTAACTCTAAAAACAAGCAAATTAGCACCTGCAAAGCAAGATAACTCCCTTAAAGGAATGTTATCAAACGACAATATTAAAAACCGATTCAACGAAATTCTTGGTAAGAATTCGGCAGCTTTTATTTCGTCTTTATTGGCGGTCGCTAATAATAACGAATTATTGATGAAGTCCGACCCAGCTACCATTATTGGTGCTGGTGCCACGGCGGCTGCAATGAATTTGCCTGTAAATCAGAATTTTGGGTTTGCATACATCATTCCGTTTCATAATGGAAAGACTAACCGTTATGAAGCTCAGTTTCAGTTGGGCTATAAAGGCTACATACAACTAGCTATGAGAACCGGGCAATATAAGGCTATTAACGCCGTGCCTGTATACGAAGGCGAAGTAAAGTGTGTTAATCGCTTTACAGGAGAATATGAATTTGGTGAACGTACCGGGGATGAGATTATTGGGTACATGGCCTATTTTAAACTCATTAATGGGTTTGAAAAGTTCCTATATATGGATATTGAGGAAATGCAGGCTCACGCCAAAAAGTACTCTAGAAATTATAAGGGAGGTACAGACCGCTGGGGCTTGACTGACTTCCATACGATGGCCGTTAAGACTGTACTCAAACGATTGTTAAGCAAATACGGTATCTTGTCCATTGAAATGCAAGGATCTAATGCGTTAGCTACTGCATTAGAAAATGACGGTGGTGTTATTACGATTGACAGTGAAGGTCATACAGTTACTGACTTTGATGGCGAAACATTAGATGCGGCTGGTGACACTTTTATGGTCGGCAATGATATTGTTGATGCGGATACAGGGGAAGTAATTGATGATAATAACATCAATGAAATGTTTGATAAATAAGGGGGATATATGTTTTTACGGAGTGATGTATTTCACCGCTTATTACATAATAAGCAAATGACGTTACTGGATTTTATGAAAGAGGCGCATTGCTCGCCTCTAACACTTGTGAAGGCGTTGAGTGGCAAAGATGTGGTTCAATCTTCAACTCGATTTCGATGGGCACAGGCTTTGGGGTGCTCGGTTATGGATATATTTGTTACTAGATGGAAGTAGAGGGATGACGTTATGGCTAAGTTGACAAACTATTTTAGCCACGATGTAAGCGCACTAAGTGACCCTAAAATCATGATTATGATTTCGCTACACGGCATGGTGTCATATGCGTGGTGGTGGATTTTAATTGAACGCTTGGCTGTTGAGGAAGATTGCAAACTTCCTTATAACAAATTCACCTTTGCTGGGCTTGCTATAGCGTTTCAAATCTCAGACAATTTGGCTTTTTGGAAGCAAAATGTAGCAAATGCTAAGCAAAACGTAGCAAATATAGCAAATGCTAATTTGCCAGATTTGGTAGAAAAATTTATACAATCATTAATTAAAGATTGCAATTTATTAGATACTGATGGAACGTATTTTTGGTCGCCATCTTTACAGCGCAGAACTGCAGAACGTTTAGCAAAAGCCAATGCAATTTTGGAAAAACGTAGAGAGGCTGGGCGTTTAGGAGGCTTAGCAAAAGCTAGCAAATATTTAGCAAATGCTAAGCAAAACGTAGCAAATGCTAGCGATAACTATAGCAAAAGTTCTAGCAAGCTAGCAAACCTGCCTAAAGAAAATAAAGGAAATAAAGATATTATATTCTATTCTACTGATGAGCACGACGAAGCAAATGCTTCAGATGATATTGACATCAATGATCTGTTTGAAAAGTCCGACACTAAATTAAATGATACTCAATCTAAGGTCTATAGAGTCTATATGAGTGAGATAGGTGAAATTAGTTCGATTACCAAAGAGCGTATTGATGATTTAGTCGTTGACTTTGGTGCTGATGAGGTAGTTAATGCCATCTCTATTGCTAGCGAGCGAGGTAAAGGCAGTATAGGGTACATAACAGCTATTCTTAACAATAAGGTTAAAGAGGAGGTGATAAAGGGAAATGGAAGCAATGGACGTAACGGAGGCAATAGAACAGCTAAGGCAAAAAATAGCGATGAAATCGACTGGTCCAAAGAAACAGGAGAATGGATATGAGTTCTATACTCCGCATTATCCACCATCTGTCGCAGTTGAGCGTCAGAAAGATCTATCACAGTATGGTATAAAAGGTCGATATTTAGATATGACATTCTCTAAATTGAAGCAGCTAGGAGCACCGCCCGAAGATAAGGACGTATATAACTATGCTATGAAATATGCCGTTCATTTAAATGAGCATATTAAAAGTGGAAAGGGCTTGATTATGATGGGGCCAGTTGGAACCGGCAAAACATCATTAGCTATCAGTATATTACGAAGAGCGATTGAGCAAGGATACAATGGCTACCTTATTTCAATGATGAGCTTACTCGACACGTTACTCGTATTGAGTAAGGGACCAGCTGAACACTATCTAAAATTTGAAAATCGCATTCGTAATTGCCCTTTACTTGTACTAGATGACTTCGGGGCCGAATACGATAATAAATGGGTTTCAAGTAAGGTTGATTCGATTATTTCTGACCGAGTTGAACGTGGAAAAGCGACTATTATCACTACGAATTTATCTGTTCAACAAATTAAGAAGTGTTATGATAGCCGTATTTATGATCGATTGAAAGAGACGTCATTTATTCTATCGTTTAAAGGTAAGTCCAAACGGGACCCGTTGGATATTTCACAAATTTAAGGAGAAATAGAATGAAATCAAATGCCAAGATTGAGATAGAAGTTTTTGATAATGGATGCATTAAAGTTGGAATGGAAGGACAATTCACTGATTTAACAATCGGATTTTGTGCAGGAGTTGCACAGGTAGTTCAATTAGCATCGAAGAATGCTAATAAAACACCGGAAGAACTATTAAATATTGTTACTGCTGAGATGCGTAATGCATTAGGTAGTGTATTAAGTGAAAAAGGAAAGGTTACGCATTAAGAATGAATAAGCTTGTAATTTATGGCCGACCAGCAACAAAAAAGAATAGTTCGCGAGTTGTATACGCTGGGAAATATCCTCGTGTCTTACCATCAAAAGCCTTTGAGGAATATCAAGCATTAGCGCTTAAACAGTTGCAATTCTATCGTAAACGAGCGTATCATTCTGGCCCTGTGTCCTTACGGTGCCGCTATTACATGCCTAACTGGGCACATTGGCCTGACTTGGTCGGCCTGCTACAAGCTACATCAGATATTCTGACTGAAGCTGGCATTATTGACGACGATATGTGGGTTGCAAATTATGATGGATCCGAAATAGTTGGAATCGATAAAGCAAATAGCAGGGTCGAGATTGAATTTATACCAGTAAAGGAGGGAACGATATTATATGAGTTGCGAGACAGGAGGAATACAAAAAGAGCCAAACGATAGCTTTTTCTTTACTGAGGAGCAAGTTAAAGCCCTTAAAGATTTTTTTAGAGGCAAAAAGCCTGATGTCGATGAAGCTGTTAAAAGCCCAAAACATTATAAGTTGCCGGGATTAAATATTGAAAGCATTGATGTATTACGGGCTGCATTAACTCCTGAGGAGTTTAAAGGGTTTTGTAAAGGTAATGCTTTAAAATATTTGATTCGGGCCGGTAAAAAAGATGATGAATTACAAGACCTAAAGAAAGCTGGTGTATATATTGGGTGGTGTATTGATGCTCAGAGTACTAGCAAATCAAAATAGGTCGGATGAATGGTATACACCTGAGAATGTTGTTCGACAAATGCTGGACTTATTTCCTCCGCCTAAAGGGGGTACAATCCTTTGCCCATTTGATACTGCAGACAGCAATTTTGTAAAAGTACTACAAGAAAATTGTGATAACAAAGTAGTCTATGGTGTTCGAGATTTCATGACTAGGGATTATCAATTCGACTATTTAATCACTAATCCGCCATTTAGCTATAAGGACAGGATAATTGAACGTTGCATTAATACTGGCAAGCCCTGTGTCTTATTGCTCCCACTTGATACACTGGGGGGGCACAAACGGCATAAATTGTACACTGGGACAAATATAAGTGTTTATGTGCCAAGTAAAAGGATCAAATTCATTAATCAATATGGAGACGGAGAAAGGGCTCCGGCACATCATAGTATTTTTATGATGCTTAACGCTAAGGCGACGGATATAAGGTATGAATTTCAAGAGGATTGTATGAAGTCTGTTAATAAATAGGAGAAAATTATGACAATAGAAGACTTAATAGCATCATTAGAGGAGTGTGATCCTGATGAACAATGCTACATCAGAATTAATGGTGTTTTTTATGAAATTGATGATGTGTATGGCGTTGCTGATGCGAATTATTATGTAATAGACGCTTATGAGGAGTGATAAAATGCTAGTCGAAGATAAAAATAAATGGTGTTGGGTTGATGACTACGGAAATGCAGGCGAACCACAAGATACAATACAAAAGACCATTGATGATCTTATGGAGTGGGAGCCTGATTTAAAAGAAATATGGCTCACAGATGAGGTTGAACGAGTTGTGAGAATTGGACATCCTAATTATTATGTTCCGGAGGTTGATGCCGAACGAGTGATTGAGGATATTTGCGATTATGATGTTGAGGATGAAATTGCCGAATGGTCCGAGCCTTATATGCGGAAATTGAGGAGGGCAAAAAGAGAACATGTTGAAGAGTTGGAAGATGAATTGACCAAGGTCTATCGAAAATGGGAAAAAAGGCACAGATATGAGAACACTGGCTATGTAGTACTCGAAACCAAAGAATACAAGGTAGACGCTAACGGTATTCTTATGGAGTAGGAGGTCAAATAATGATTACAGATGAACAGGGTAGAATGTGGATGTTTAAAAAACTATATGATGCTGGTTGGCGGTATTGTGTAATGGATAATTTCAATGATTTGTATTTAACAAATGAAAAACCATCCATGTATGATGATGTAGACGAAATCAGAGTAGGTAGTTGTAAAAAGGCAATGAGTGCATCAGCTTTTAAAAATATATTACCTGAATTAAAACCTAACGAGTGCATAAGCATTGCAGAAGAATTAGGTATTGTTGACTGGTCTAAAGTACCAGTTGATACACCTGTTCGTGTATGGAATAACGAATCAACGACAAAAGAAAAAAGACATTTTGCAGGATATGAAAATGGGTATGTGTTAACGTGGTCTCATGGTGGGACTTCATGGAGTAGCCCAAAACATTGCGTAAGTGAATGGGATCATGCTGAGTTGGTGGAGCTATGAAAAGAGCAATATATATAGTGTTGGTTAAGCTACTAAAATTATTAGATAGCCGATACAACATATCTGATGAGATGATTATTGCAGGTGCTGTATCGGTATTGGATGAAACACAAAATATGCTTGAATATGAAGCTAAATTACAATTACAGTTCTTGGATGATTTGCAAAAAGAAACTGCAGAAGACTTTACTCCGATTAGAGGGTTTTTAACAGGGTTCCATAACAGATCCATTAATTGGTGTAAAAAGCAGCGTAATTCATTAGCTACACAAAGCAAATTATAGGGTTATGGGGGTGTTAGAATTGGAACAGGTGCAAGCGATAACTGATATTGATGCGGTTGTCAAATTAGCCACTGAAACGGCTATAGAAATTTATGAACAGCGGATTGAAAAGGATCACGCTAAAAAGCGAGAGCAGGCAAGAAAAAATACAAAAAAGCTATTAGCTGGGTATAATGAGCTTAAAGAACATTGTGAAAATGCGATAGCGGATATTGAAAGTAGTGTTCCAACTGATCTGCAGTTGCTTTTAACCGAGTTATTTAATCGTAGAGGCGTATTGCGTGTTGAATCTATTCTCGCTAGCAAGCGTCGTACAGAATTGATATTAGAGCATGTCGATAATATGCTTGATGTATATCGAAAACAATGTAATTATCGCAATCAACCGTACTTTAAATCGCTAGTGTATTTTTACATTGATAAGCTAGATGTCGATGCTGTAGCTGACAAATTGAATGTTGAAAAGCGGACAGTATACCGCTATTTAGAACAGGCGGAGAACGACATGGCATTATTAATATGGGGAATTCAAGCAGTTTAATTGCATGCAATCGAAACTTGACAAATTGTCACAAAACTGTCATTTACATGTCATTATGGGTGTTTTATAATGATAGTGTCGATAAATTGTAAGTGGCTCCTAATGACGAAATCGACACGACTATATACACCTTCTTGCATACAGTTTTGTGAAAAGGACACCGAATCAGGTGTCCTTTTTTCATGCCTAAATTTACGTGGTAGAGTACCCAAGAGGTCAAAGGGAACTGCCTTGAAAGCAGATAGACGTGTAATGCGTGCGTGGGTTCGAATCCTACCTCTACCGCCATATATTAAATTATAGAAAGGGAATCATCATGAATATTGTTGAAATGCAACTATCAGAATTAAAGCCATATGACAATAATCCGAGACATAATGATGTAGCTGTGCAACCGGTAGCCAATTCAATCAGAGAATTTGGGTTTAAAGTACCTATCGTAGTTGATGCAGAAAATGTGATTATTGCGGGTCATACCCGATACAGAGCAGCTCAACAGTTGGGATTAGATACAGTTCCTTGTATTGTGGCCGATGATTTATCTCCGCAACAGGTGAAAGCGTTTAGATTAGCCGATAATAAAGTATCTGAATTCGCTACGTGGGATCCTGATGCTATGATGGAGGAGTTGCAAGGAATCCTTGAAATTGATATGTCGGAATTCGGGTTTATAGATAATATAGAAGACATTGATGAAGTTGATGACACCTACACTACTGATATTAATATTCCTCAATATGAGCCATCAGGCGACGTAGTACCGCTCGAAAGCTGTATTGATGATTCAAAAACAGAAGCTTTGTTAATGGAAATTGAAGATAGCAATCTGAGCGATACGGAAAAAGATTTTCTCAGAAAAGCGGCTCAACGACATAATGAATTTAATTACAAGCGAATTGCTGAATATTATGCAAATGCTAGTGCTGAAATGCAGGATCTTATGGAGCGGTCGGCATTAGTTATCATCGACTATGACGATGCAATTAAAAATGGATATGTACAATTATCAAGTAGTCTTGAAAGCATATTAGGTGACGAAAATGACGAATAATAATTTTGCAGTATTTATTTTAAGTCATGGACGTGCCGGAAATGTTAAGACATATCAGACTTTGATTAATCAAGGATATACAGGCAAAATATATATCATTATCGACGATGAAGATGAAATGCGTCAGGCATATATTGATAAGTACGGAATGGAAGTTATAAAAGTATTTAGCAAAAAAGTTGCAGCGGAATTTGTAGATCCAGCAGACTTGGAGCCTGAACTAAAGGGCGTTATATATGCTAGAAACTACTGCCATACTATAGCTGCAGAGTTAGGGCTAACGCATTTTTTAGTATTAGACGACGATTACAACCTATTCGCCCATAGATATGCAAAAGATGGCAAGTTATTATCTTGTACGACAAGGCGTTTAGATGATGTATTCGAATGCATGAATAAATTCCTTGATGATACAGGAGCATTAACCGTAGCACTGGCACAAGGTGGCGATTATATTGGTGGTGTAGATAATGGTAACTTCAAAAAGAAGTTACTACGAAAAGCTATGAATAGCTTTTTCTGTAGGGTAGATAGGCCCTATAAATTCTTTGGGAGGATTAATGAAGATACAACTATGTATGTTCGTTATGGTGAAACAGGGCATTTAATATTTACAACTATGTTGTTTATGTTAAATCAAGGGCAGACACAGAAAAACAAGGGAGGCTTAACGGAAATGTACCTTGATAGTGGTACTTATGTTAAGTCGTTCTATTCTGTCATGTATTCTCCATCGTGTGTAAAGGTTGCTGCAATGGGGGATAAGCATATGAGAATGCATCACCGTGTAAATTGGGATTGTTGCACACCTAAAATTCTCAATCAAAGATGGAAAAAATCGAAAGGGGGTTAAGAGATGGCAAGAACTGGTAGACCGAAAAAAGTCATTAAGCAGGAACAGTTTGAAGCTATGTGTCAGATACAGGCGACACAGGACGAAATTCTGCTTGTGCTCGGTGTTTCTGATAAGACGCTCAATGCTTGGTGTAAGCGAACATATGGAAAGACTTTCTCCGACATTTTTGCAGAAAAGAGAAGTGCGGGAAAGATAAGTTTACGACGTAAGCAATGGAAACTTGCTGATAGATCTGCAGCAATGGCAATATTTCTTGGCAAGCAGTTCTTGGGACAAAAGGACCAAACAGAAATGGAACTTAAAGCTCAGGTCAATAACCCTTTCGATGGTGTATCTACCGACGATATTAAGAAGTTGATAGGCCATGACTAAACAAGATAAAATCATAGTCCAAGCAAAAAGAGAACTCGCACGACGTGAGTTCTTTTATTATTGCCATCTGCTAGAAGGCGATTTTTATAGGACTGACCGCCAATATTTAGTAGAGCTATGTAATGCCTTGCAAGAGTTCTACGAAAGTGATATTTACAATGTGCTTATCGTAAATCTTCCTCCTCGTCATGGTAAAAGCCGCACCGCTCAGAATTTGGTTAAATGGGCATTTGGTAAAAATCATAAAGAAAAGATTATTACTGGTTCATATAATGCCACGTTGTCAAAGTCGTTTGCAAAGGGTGTGCGTGATTCTATTAAGGAAATCAAGGCAGATGATGATATCACCGTATTTTCAGATGTTTTTTGTGGTGTAGAAATCAAAGAGGGCGACGGTGCTGCGCATATGTGGTCGTTAAAAGATGGCTATAATAGCTATTTAGCGACCTCGCCCGATGGTTCATCTACTGGCTTTGGTGCTTCGCTTTTAATTATTGACGACATCATTAAAAATGCTGAGGAAGCACATAATGAAAATGTTAAAGAAGCTCACTGGAGCTGGTTCACCAACACAATGCTTTCACGTTTAGAGGAAGGCGGAAAAATAATTATCATTATGACTCGTTGGGCCAGTGATGACTTAGCTGGTAGAGCCATCGAACATTTTGCTGATGATCCCAAATTCAAGCCTAAAGTTATCATGATGAAAGCTGTGCAGGATGATGGCACTATGTTATGTGATGATGTGTTATCAAAAGACAGTTACCTTTCTAAAGTCAGAGCAATGGGCGAAGATATTGCATCAGCTAACTATCAGCAAGAGCCTATTGATGTTAAGGGCCGTCTATATACATACTTTAGTACTTACAAGGATATTCCAAGAGATGATAAGGGATATCCTTTATTTTCTGCAGTCAAGGCATATGTTGATTCTGCTGATACTGGCGAAGATTGGCTATGTGCTATTGTGTACGGCGTTTATAACGATAATGCTTATATATTGGACATTCTATTTACTGATGCGCCTATGGAGGTTACCGAAAGGAAAACCGCAGAATTATTGCATCGCAATGGGGTGAATGTTAGTGATATTGAATCTAATAACGGTGGCCGTGGATTCGCTCGTAATGTTAAGCGAATTCTTAAAGATGAATATCCCGGCAATCGTACTAAGATTGTCACTTTCCATCAAAGCAAAAATAAAGAGGCTAGAATATTATCTAACTCTACACAAGTTATGGATCATGTATTATATCCGGAAAACTTTAAAGAGCTATGGCCGGAATACTATTCAGCTATGTACAAATATCAGCGTAAGGGCAAAAACGCTCATGATGATGCACAGGATGCAACAACTGGTGTTGTTGAGCGATTAAATGCTCCAGTTATTAAGTCCATTAATTCCAATATTTATTAGGAGGTTAATTTATTCATGTATATTAGCAGCGAACAGAAATATGCATATAAGCTGTTGCATGATGCATATTATGGTTCTGGGCTATTTTCGTTAGGGAGAGGATTAAAGCAGCACCCTAGAGAAAGCCTAGATAATTATAATTTCCGAAAGATGCTATCAAGTTATTCTAATCATATTGCACCGATTGTTAATGCTAACGTTGACCCCATTTTCAATGATGAGATTAGACGTGAGTACAATTCTACAGCAAAATTTGATGTATTTTTGAAAAATGCTGATAGATTGGGGACATCATTACAAGAATATATCCAACAGCAAGCTATAATAGCAAAACTGTATGGAGTAGTTTATGTTATCGTTAATAACGAGTCCGAATTTGGTGCGAGTGTTGCCGATAATGTGAAAGATAGACGACTTCCTTACTTGCTATCTGTTGAGCCTGCTGATGTGACAGGTTGGAAATTGGATAATGAGGGCCGTATTATTCGTTTTGAATATAAAGAGTCAATCATTGATGATAATGGTGGGACAAAGATTATTTATCACGAGTGGACTGATACCGATTGGAAAATTCGAGATAAAGGGAAAGGCGTTATTGCAGAGGGTGAGCATAATCTCGGACGTGTGCCTGTAGTTCAATGGTTTGGTCGCAGTACTAAAAAAACTACAGTATTACCTCATCCAGAGTTTTACTCATTGGCGCAAAAGAACTATCGCTTATATCATTTAGATAGCTTATTGACACAAATACTTAATTCTCAGACATTCTCTACTTTAACAATGCCCTCAGATGAAAGTGTTGAGGATCTAACTCTTGGGGTCAATAATGTATTGTTGTATCCATCTGAGTCTAGTCATCCGCCAGCATATATTGCTCCGGATAAGGGACCAGCTGAGATTATCATGAAAGAAAAAGACTCTGAAATTAAAGAGATGTACCGCATCGGTGGCGTTGATTCTGTAGTAGGGGTTCAGCAAGAAAAGTCCGGCGTAGCAAAGCAATGGGCGTTTAAACGAACCAATCAAAGACTGGCAAATTTTGCAGTACAATGTGAAAATGCGGAAAAAGCAATCATTGAATTATATGAATTGTGGACAAGTGAGAATTTGTCATATAAATGTGAATATCCAAGAGATTTTGATATTAATGATGTAGCTGATGTATTATCGCAGGGGCAACAGGCGTTAGATCTTGGCTTTAAATCTAAAACCTATTATGCGGAAGTTGTTAAAAGAGTTCTCGATGGATATATGCCAAACATCGATGACGAGGTTTATGATGATATCATTAAAGAAATTGAGGATTCAACACAACAAGATGTCCTTGATGTCACATATTCAAACAGTAGTGAGGGCGATGATGTAGATGAATAAGACTACAGAACAAACTATTCAGGATACCATAGATAAGTTTGAAAATGAAATTCGACGATTATTAGAAGCTGGTTATGCCCCACAAACTGCAGTACGAAAAGCGTATAATAAATACCCCGTTATGGATGCCATGCGGGGTATTTTAATATCTGAATTAATTCGTGAATGTGTCAAAGGATATGGGGTCGATATTGGTGTAACCGGTAATGCAATTAAAAGTGCTATTATAAAGGGTATGCCATATGATCTAAAAACGATTTCTAAGGCTATGCAAGATGCGTGGGCACCTGATGGCTTAAACTTATCTGAACGGCTACATAATGCGTCTAATCGTGTCAAAAACGATGTTGCAGAAGCAATATCCGATGCAATGAAGAAAGGGCAGGATACATTAACTACAGCAAAGGCTATATTCGATGGCTATGGTGGCAATTCTGTAATTTCAAAAGCTGATTTGCCTGATTTTTTGGAGAAGCTTCGCAAGTTGCCCATTCCATTGCCTAATGATGAAGCTGGGAAAGATATTCTTAAATATCAGCTTCGTAAAGTCCGCCGATTAGTTGAGCAAGAAACTACTCCGGGACTTAGAGCCGCATATAGTGAGTTGATTGATGCTGTTGAAAAGAGCAATACAGCAGCTTTAAATCATGCCATATATGTTGCGACGCAGGAAAAGGCTCGTTATCATGCTGAGCGTATCGCTAGGACTGAAAGGGCTCGTGCATATGCAGAGGGCGAAATTGCAAGGCATATGGATGATCCCGATGTAGTTGCATTTCAATGGAAATTGAGCACCCGACATCCTGTGGTTGATATATGTGACGTTTATGCTAATGCTGACTTATATGGACTTGGGAAAGGTATTTACCCTAAGGATAAATTTCCTCATTTACCTGCACATCCACATTGCATATGTCGTATTAAGCCAATTATAGAAGGTATGATTGATACTGCATCAGCCAAGCCAAATATAGAAGCTGGAGGGCTAGCATACTTGAAGTCGTTACCAAAGCGTGAGCAAGAGCGCATTTTAGGTGTAAATGGTCGCAATTTAGTAATGAATGGGCATGCATCATGGACTGAGGAAGCTAGGGGCTGGGATGGTGCCGTATTTAAAAGCAGACTGCCTGTTATTGAGTCATTGAAAGATTATATTAAGAATGGGAAAATTAATATTGAGGATCTTTCAAAGCGTCGGGAGTTTGAAACAATAGATGACGTTAGACATCGTGTTATTGATTATATTAACTCACCATACTTTAATAGCAGCTATGTGATGCGGCAAAGCATGCATATAAAAGGTGGTAAGCTTTACGATAAAACACAAAATAAAAGCTATTATAACCACGAAATCCCTCATGCTGATGTTATAAAGGCCATACAGGAAGGCGTTTATAGTGGTATTAGGTTTACTCGAAAGGGCGATTGGAATCATAAAATAATGGTTGATATATCCCCTCATATTGGGTATGATGTAAATGCAAGGAGCGGAACAAAGCAGAAAACTAGCCTTGCAACTGTACATGTATCAGGAAAGGGTATTCATATAGTGCCAAAGGGAAGTGAACGGAAATGACAGAAGAACAACTTTATAAACGCTATAATGAGATTCGTTCAGAAGATGTAGAAGTCAGATTCGTTGACGGTGACACCATGACTGGTAAATTAGATTCGTTTACATCAGGTGTGAATAATGAGCCTGATGAAGCATCAATATATGTTGACGAATATGAATTGTATGCCAGTGAAATCGCAGAAATACGAGAAATTTAAAACTTAATTTAACCAATCAAGCACTTGCTTATGCAGGTGCTTTTTTATTTGCCTTTTTAGTATCGCAGGCGAAAAAGAACGAGACCGCAGTCGTGTGGTGTGGCACACGAAAATAAAGCGAAGTGGGAAAGGTATATTTTACAGGAGGTCATACAGATGACAAAAGAGGAATTAATCAAGTTAGGATTAACAGAAGAGCAGGCAGAGGCGGTGACTAAGGATTATGGGGAGAATTATGTGTCCAAAAGTCAATTTAACGCCAAAAATGATGAGGCAAAAACGGCTAAGGCGGCAAAAGAAGCCTCCGAACGTTTGCTTGCTGAGGCGCAAGGCAAGTTAGAAAAAATTAACTCCACAGGGATTAAGGATGATGCCGGCATCGTTGCTATGCAAGAACGGATTAAAACCTTAGAAGATTCCGTAGAAGCCGAACGTAAAGCCCGTGAAGATGCTGATGCACAACGTATCCAATCTGAAATAGCTGCAGCAGTTGTAGATTCTTTAACAAAGCGAAATGCTATGGATCCAAAAGAATTTTCCAAATTGATTGTTAGCAAAATTAAGGCTAATGAAGATGGCACTTATGGATATGTTAAATCTGACGGGACCAGCGGAACTGTTGATGATTGCGTTGATGAATGGCTTAAAGGGAAAGACTATGCGATTAAAGATAGTCAAAAACGTGGAAGCGGTTCAGGAAACGGTGGCGCCGGTAATGGTGAGGAAGTCAACAAGCCTGCTGGATTAAAAGGGGCTGTAGCGGCAGCTATTGAAGCCCAACAATGTGAATAATTTATTTAATGGAGGTATTTAACTAATGGCAATTACATTAGCTGAAGCAAAACTTAACGTACAAGACGATTTGCAAATGGGGATTATTGATGAGTTCCGCAAATCGTCCTTTTTATTTGATAACTTAACTTTCGATGATTGTGTATCTCCTACCGGTGGTGGTGGCACGTTAACATATGGCTACACTCGCTTACTCACTCAACCTACAGCAGATTTCCGTGACATTAATTCGGAATATACTCCACAATCTGTTACTCGTAAACGTTATACCGTTGATTTGAAAGTATTCGGCGGTTCCTTTGATATCGACCGTGTAATCGCTAAGATGGGCGGTATTGTTGATGAAACTACCTTGCAAATTGAGCAAAAGGTAAAAGCTGCAGCTGCATTATTCAATGATACGGTTATCAATGGTGATTCAGGCGTTAATTCTAAAGCCTTTGATGGCTTGGATAAAGCGCTTTTAGGTTCTTCCACTGAATACACACCAACAGCAGCAATCGATTTATCTGATAGCGCTGCTATTGATACAAATTACAAATCATTCCTTGATCAACTTGATGAATTCCTTTTAGCCTTGGATGGTACACCATCTGCAATTATGGGTAATACCAAATTGATTGCTAAAATTCGTGCAGTTGCTCGTCGGTCTGCGATGTACTCTACTAAACTAAACGAATTCGGACAACAAGTTGAATACTATGGCGTAACTCCATTGGTTGATCTTGGTGCAAAAGCTGGTTCCAATGATCCTGTAATTGGCATTAACGGTCAAGGCGAAACATCATTGTATGTTGCTCGTCTTGGCATCGATGGCTTCCACGGTGTTTCTTTGGCTGGCGATAATGTGGTTAATTTGTGGTTGCCTGATTTCACCAACGCTGGTGCAGTTAAAAAAGGCGAGGTCGAAATGGTTGCCGCTGTTGCATTAAAAGCATCTAAGGCAGCAGGCGTATTCCGTAAAATTAAGGTTAAATAAGGAGGTCAATTATGCCGATTATTAAATCTCCAGTACCTGATTATACAGGTCAAACAGGTTCAGTTGTATTTGTGAATGGTGAAGGCTTCACCGAAGATGCCAACCACATTGAATGGTTTAAAGAGCACGGCTATGAAGTTGTGAAAGATAAACCTGTAAAGGAACCTAAAAATACAACCCCAAAGGCTGACAAAGAGCCTAAGGATGAAAATCCTCCGGACAAAGATCCTGAGGACAAAGAGCCTAAGGATGAGGGCCCTGAGGATAAAACCTCCGGCAAGGGTTCCGGTAAAAAATAATTGCTATGAATAGCCGGGCTATATTTGAAAAGCGTATTCGTCAGGCTGTAAAAGCAAGCACTATAGATGTGAGAGAAACTGCGCAAGAACAACATAGATTTACCTCTCGAACAGGAAATCTTGAAAAGGCGATTGATTATCAAATTTCTAATAGTGGCATGCAAGGGGTCGTATTTCTTGATATTGATGTTGCGAAATATGGCCCTTTTGTTCATGAGGGAACTCCAGCTCATGTGATTAATCCACGATTCAAAAAGGTATTAAGATTTGTCCCTCACGGTGGAAATGGATTCGTGTTTACTCGGAGGGTATTTCATCCGGGAACAGCACCTGATCCATTCTTATATGATGCATTGGAAAATAATATACCAAACATTATTAATATATTTTCGCAATATACAGGCAATGCCTTGGATGATGTGGCTCGTGGGTTAGCTAAAGACGAATATTCAATAACATTTAATATGTAAGGGGTTTTAAATATGCTGTACAAATTTGAGGATATGGCGGAGCTATTTAATGATGAGTTACTAGGTGATGAAATAACCGCCAATACTGTTGGAAAGGCAGAACAGTGGTTATATGCATTTGGTAATCGTCTAGGTGTAAAGCCGGATAAGATTATTCGTAGTTTTACAACCGATGAATTAGTACTTGCTTATATCTATCGTGAAGTATGTGTTAATAAAGCATTTGCATTGCCGGGTTCTTACAGTAATAATGGCTCAACGGACGATTTTTATTCTAAAAAATTAGAATATTATGAATCCCGTATCAAGCAATTAGAATCTCGTATCACACCTGAACAGCTAACTGGTAACCCTATTGAATATAAGGGCTATCGCTCAGTTGAAATATTTAGGGGGTGACATATGCAATGGTATGAATTAATGCAGCGCATACAAGATGTATTTAATGGCATTAATTTAGGTATTGATACTCGGCTAGGGCTTACAATACCACAGAATGCTGGAGTAACAGCCAATGGTGTTGTTATGATTGGTCGGGGACAAGAGCAAAAAGATGATGATGTGCATTTAAAAGTTACATTGTATCTCGAAGCTTGGACTAAAACCGGCACAAAAGAATTCGATAAAGGTTATCCACAATTAGTTGATCTCGAGAATAAGGTTGATGCTATATTATTAGCGTTCCGTAAAGCGTGTGGAGAGCTTAATGAAGATGTATGCGTATTAGATTGTGGATTTCAAATCGTTGATCTCCATGTCGTAAATAAAGTAGGCGACCACGATAGTATACGCCCATTATTGGGCACTCAGTACACTATTGAGGCTCGCCTTTTTGATTTGAATGAAAGAGAGGATATATATTAATGCCAGAACCAGCAAAAAATTTAACTGCGTTAAAGCAAAGCAAAAAATCTCTTGTCGCTATGGGTAAAAATATATTGATCTATATCAATGTTGGTACCGATGAAACTACCGGTGCAAAATGGGAATTGTTGGGCGGTCAAAGAACAGGCGACTTGAATTTAAAAGCGGACTCTATCGACGCTTCTCATAAGGGTACAGGTGGTTGGAAAACTACATTACCGGGTATGAAAGAATGGTCCACAGAAGTTGAATCAATTTTGATGCTTAATGATGAAACTTTAAAAGTCGTATATCAGGCGTTCTTGAATGATGAACGTATTCATATCAAATATGAATATCCTGATAAATCATATGTAACAGGCTGGGCGTCCATTACGGATAACTCTACGACTGGTGCACACGATGATGTGGCTACTCGTAAAATCACACTTAACGGTGATGGTCCATTGTCTGAATTAAAAACCGTTTAATTTATAATCTCAGGAGGCTTTTATAATGAAACGAATCCCATGTGAATACTTTGGCGAAGGTGAAAAAATCTATTTTAATATTGGGCGTATTTTACAGCTAGAAGCTGTATTGAAAAAGCCTATAGGTCGTATTCTTGCAGAAGGCTTAGGCATGACGGAGGTATTGGTTGCCTTTGAAATTGGGCTTGCGCACTACAAACGACGTTCCTCGGTATTCTATCAAGAAAAAATTCAGGAAATGATGAACAATACGGACTTCAATTTCAATGAATTGATGATTACTGTACAAAAAGCACTCATCGCCAGTGGCGTTATGGGTAAAAAGATTTATTATCAGGAGTTCCCTGAGGAAGCCACCGAGGAAGATAATGCAAACATTGAAGCTGAGGAGGCTTTAAACGAAAAAAACTAATAGAGGGGGCTGATGCCCCCTCTTTTTTTGAGTGGTATCGATTTAATGAAAAGAATGCATATGGAGTACTGCAATTAAAACCTTGGGAATATAAGCGATTATCGGTTATGGAGTTTTATAAGCTATTAGAGGGCTATGAGGCTAGGGCAAGGCGAGAGCATAGTATTCAGGCATTCTTTTTTTCATTATTAGCTAATATGCAAATTGCTAAAGGCAAAAAAATTACCGTAGAGGATCTTATGAAACATATTTATCCACCTACGGAGCTTGACAGAATGAAAGAGGAAATAGAATTCAAACGTGAATGGATTGAATCGGGAGGGGGTGAAATCGAATAATGGCAGATAAACAAATTAATGTCAAAATTAATGGTACTTCTGCTGGGGCTGTGCAAGCTATTGATAGAGTCGGTCAAAAAGCTGATGAGGTTCTTGGCAAAAAGCTTGCGGAATTAGGCGAGAAAATGTCAAAAGGCCTATCCATTGCGGGGGCGGCTGTAGGTATAACAGCAGTTGCAACCGCTACGAAAGAGGCTGTAAAGGCTGGGGCTGAATTAAGTGATAAATATGCATTAATAAAAGCCCGCATCAATATGATTAATGACGGTACACAGTCTACTGCTGAAATTATGGACAAGGTATATGCAGCTGCTGAGCGTACTCGTGGATCATACCTTGATATGGCAGGCGCTGTTGGTAGGCTGGGAATTTTAGCAAAAGATGCGTTCTCTTCAAATGATGAAACCATTGCTTTCGTTGAACAGATGAATAAACAGTTTAAGATCGGCGGGGCATCGATTCAAGAACAAACCTCCGCTATGTATCAGCTCACACAAGCAATGGCAGCTGGTAAGTTACAAGGGGACGAATTTAGGTCCATTATGGAAAATGCTCCATTATTAGCACAAGCCATTTCACAAGAAATGGGCTTGCCTATGGGGCAGCTAAAAGAAATGTCCTCCCAAGGCTTAATTACAGCAGATGTTATTAAAAATGCAATGTTCAATAGTGCCGATGAAACAAACGCTAAATTTGCTGAACTTCCTATGACCTTTGCAGAAGTTGGAAATTCAATTCAAAACCAAGCAATACAAGCGTTTCAGCCAGTATTGGAAAGCTTGACGCAGATGACGGCTGGCAGTGAATTTAAAGAAGCATTAAACGGGATTGGTGTGGTATTTCAAGGATTGGCAGCTGTTGCCCGTGTTGCTATTAGTGGCATATCAGGAGCATTTTCTTGGGTTACTACTGCGGTTAGATTAAATATACAGGCATTGCAAAATTTTGGATCTGTATTAACAGCCATTGGACCACCAGCTATAGCTACATTTGCTGGAATTACAACATATATGATTGCTTCTCGCATTGCTGCGGCCGCATTTACTAGCACAATAACCGTACAAGGGGCTGCAATCGCCACTATAAATGCAGTTACAAAAGCTTGGGCGGTTACAACAGGTGCGGTGAGAGCTGTATTCTTGGGAATAAGGACAGCTATTGCAACAACCACAGCAGTTATGGGGGCATATAGAGCTGGTATATTGATTCTTAATGCTGCACAAGCTGCAAATGCTGTTAGGACGTTAGCGGCGTCAGGGGCAATGGCCGTATTTAATGCTGTATTAGCGGCTAATCCAATTGGTTTGGTTGTTGCAGTTCTAGCAGTATTGGTTGCGGCACTAGCTTCAAGTGAAATTGCTACTAATGGATTCGGCGCTACTATGAAAAGCATATGGATGGGAATTGTCCATACAGTTACATGGGCTATTAATGGTATTCTCAGCATGATTAATGCGCTCATACGTGGCATTAATGCTGTTTCAGGTAAAATAGCATCTGTATTTAATACGTCAGCAAGTAAAATTGATGAATTGAATTTGATTGATGCACAGGCGGCTGAAGATTTTGGCAATAATACTGCAGATTTATTCGGAAGTATTGGTGATAGCTTAAACCCTTCAACTGGTGGTGAAGTAGATTTCGGAAATGCCGGCGGTGATTATGGAACTGGTGGCAAAAAAGGGAAGAAGGGCAAAGGTGCAGGCAGTCACAAGGATGCTGAAAAAGAAGCAAAACGATTGCATCGTCAAATACTTGAATCGTGGACAGAGATGTTCGGGACCCGAGCTCAATTAGCGGAGCAATGGCGGGATAAGGAACTTGAAGAGCTAGAGAAATCTAAAGCAAACAATATCCACTATGAAGAGGATAAGCAAAAAATCATGGAAATGTATGCCCGCAAGCGTGAGGATGCGATGCATGAAGAGGCCAAGCGATTGCGTGAATTACAAAACTCTATCCGTGATATGAATGTTGCGTTTAAGTTCAATACTGCTGAACGTGATTCAACTGGGGCACAATCGCCACTAACTAAGTTAGCTAAAGAGCAAAATGATGCGGTTAATTCGATTAAAGACAAATATCAGGAATTATCTGATAAATTTGCTGAAATGACGGAACGTGATAGGGCTGCATACATTAAGATGTTGCAAGATACTAACACGCCGTATGAATTAGAGGGCAATCGTCTTACATTTAAAGAGCGTGAAAATGCTGAATTAATGGCGATGAATGAAAACTTTGAAAATCAAAGACTTGACTTGATCCGTACAAGTGCCGAAGAAGAGTGGGCGATAAAAGAAGCAATGCGTACACAAAATTTTGAAGCACTACAGCAGGCTTTGACTGATGAATATGTAGCGACTCAGCAAAATTATGAGTTGCGAAAACAGCTTCTTGAAGAGTACCAGCAAGCGGTTATGGACAGTCATTTTAATAGTCAACAGATGTTCTTTGATATGGCGAATGCAGGCATTGATAGTATGCAAGAGGGCATATCCAAATTGATACAGGGCACGCAAAGTTTAGAAAAAGCGTTTCAAAATATTGGGAATGCTATTTTAAAAACGATTGCGGATACTGTTGCCAAATGGATTGCGGCTCAACTACAACAGATGATCTTCGGTAAAATGATGGCTAGCCAAACGGCTGCAGCGAATAATGCTGCATTACAGGCTCAGTTACCGTTAGCAACTCAACTAGCTCAACAAATGGCAATGGCTACATGGGGCGCTAGTGCTACAGCCGGCATGGCTGCATGGAGTGCTGCATCGGCTACAGGTGCTGCGATGAGTTCTGTTGCATCACTAGCTGGACGACTTGGCAATATTGGTGGAGGCTTTGACATTGGAAGCGGTCCACAAAAGCTCGTACCAAATTTGAAGTTGGCAAGTGGTGGCCTAGCATATGGACGTACCTTTGCAGAAATTGGTGAAGGTAACTATCCGGAAGCAGTCGTTCCATTATCTGAACAGGTATTCGGACAAATTGGTGAAGGTATTTCAAAGGCTGGAGGCGGTGGCGATGTGCATGTGCATGTCAATGCTATGGATGCTCAGTCGTTTATGGGATGGCTTGAATCGTCAGGCGGTCAAACCATACGTCAATTTTTAGTAGATAATAATCGTGAATTTACATCAACAGCGGGGACGTGGTAATTATGGCAGAGTTAAAAAAATTCCCTAACATCAATACGTTTGCATGGGATTCAAGCAAAATGCAGCATTGGGATGTAAAAACTAAGCGGAGTGGATCCGGTAGATTACGTACAATGACTACTCAGCAACTGCCACAATATACTATTTCCGCATCGTTTGCCGTATTGAACCAAGAGCAGTACGAAACGATGATGGGCTTTTATGCCACCGTAAAAGGTGGCTTAACCCCGTTTTTATGGCTTGACCCTGAGGACCATACGCAAAAAGGCATTCGGATTGGTACTGGAGCCGAGAATGAATGGCAAGCCGTTCGTAAATTTGGTGATTATATTGAACCTGTTGCATATGTTGAAAACGTTAAGCTATATGCTGACGGTCAAGAGGTTAGATGCACCACTGACAAAGGTGTTATACGTCTAGCAAGTGGACAGACCGTATCTCCTACCGCAATTATTACGGCTGACTATACATATTATTGGAAGGTCGTATTTAGTGGTGACTTTACAGCTGACTTGAAATATAGAAATGTTTATAAATCTAAACCGTTCAAATTAGTTACAGCATGGTGAGGTATTAAAGTATGAAGCACGTTGATGAAATTCTTAATAGTCATCTCAATACGAATAAATCATTCGTTAGCTGTGATCTATATGAGCTGCAATTAGTGAGTGGAATCTCGTATTATTGGGCCGATACTGATGCAAATGTATCATATGGCGGTAAGTTATATCGAGGTGACGGGCCTATTATTACTCGGAACCAAATAAAAACACGCTCCGAAGTGGCCGTCGATAAATTAACTGTCAATATTTCTTGCAACAAGGATGACAAAATTGGTGGAGTTCCTATTATGGCGGTAGCTCATAATGGTGGATTCGATGGTGCCACTCTATCCTTAAAGAGAGCTTTTTTCGATGAGAAAAATCATATTATTGGTGTTGTTTCTTTGTTTACTGGAGAAGTTAATGTCAAACAGGGTGGAGGCCTTACATTACAGCTTGATGTCAAATCAGTTGTGCAAAGGCTCAATACTGAGTTTCCGGGTAAGCGATATTATCCTCAATGTCCTTATAGCATTTATAGTTCTGAGTGTGGCGTAGATATTAAACAGTATCGAAAACGCATAAAAGTTGTATCAGTCCCGGCTACAAATACTATTACGATTGACTCTTCATTCAGTAATGGCTATTACAATGCTGGAGGTATTGAGTGGATAAATGGTCCTCTTGCAGGACAATCTACACAAATTATGGATAGTCAAAACGGACGTATTCGATATATGACCCCTGCCGATGCACAGCCACAAGTTGGCAATGAGGCCTATATATATCCGGGGTGTGCAAAAACACCTGAGGAATGTCGTTCAAAATTTAATAATTTTAATAGGAACAGGGCGACTCCATATGTTCCTTTAAAGGAGAGCATTCGATGAATATTATCAAACTACAGCAAGCAGATAGCGACAAGCCAAATACAAATGAAAGTACAGGCCAAAAAATCGCAAATGCTGCAATTAGATGGCTTGGTACTCCTTATCAAAATAATGCGATGGTAAGAGGCGTTGGCGTTGATTGTGCGTATTTGCTAGTGGCTGCAGTTGTTGAATCCGGGCTTATGCCAAAGGATAAATTGAATATTGAGGATTACTCGAATGAGTGGCATTTGCACCATTCAGAAGAGAAATATCTCAAATATGTGGAACAGGTAGCCGATAAGGTAGATCTTGAAAATGACATACTTGAAATTGGTGACTTTTTACTCTATCAATTTGGTCGTTGCATTAGTCATGGCGCAATATATATTGGCAACGGGTTAGTTATTCATGCATTTGTTGATTACGGTGTAATATTTTCAAAGCTGGAAGATGTAATATTCAATGATAGTCGAGGGCGAAGCCGATTACGTGCCGTTTATCGATTCCGAGAGGAGGTGACACCATAATATGGGTTTTTGGCGTAGTCATAACTCAACTACAACAGCTGAGCGCATTAATGAATTTCAAATTAATAGTGCTTCGTATGGTGAAGTAGTTCCTGAAGTGTTAGGGACTACTCGACAATCCGGGAATGTAATTTATTATGATGATTTCACCGCCCACGAACATAAGTCAACTCAACGGACTGGCAAAGGTGGTGGTTCGAAACACACTAATATTACATATACCTATTCGGTAGCATGTGCTATTGGTTTATGTGAGGGGCCTATATCTGGTATTGGTAAAGTGTGGATAGATAAAGAAATATTCACATACCCACAAAGTGAAATTCAGCTTACTCTATTTGATGGTAGGCTAGGGCAGCAACCTTGGCCGTATGTAGTCAGCAAGCACCCTGAAAAGGCATTGCCATATAGTGGACTTGCATATATGGCTGGTGTTGTAGATCTTGGAGAGCGCGGGAGTTTACCAAACTATAATTTTGAGGTCAAAGGCAAATTATTAGACACTGGTGATGGCATTGATGTGAATCCCGCAGATTATATTGTGCATATCTTAAAAGGGGTAGGTATTGATGCATCTCAAATTGAGGGGTTAGATAATTACAGACGGTATTGTAAGGCGGCGGATATATTGATTTCTACACCTCCAAATGAAGGTGCAAAGAAAGCACAGTCCATAATTAATGAAATCGCAGAAATTACAAATGCGATTTTATTTTGGTCTAATGACCGCTTAAAAATAGTACCTCTTGCAGATGAGTCAATCCGTGACTGGGATCCGCATTTACAGGTTCAGTATGATTTAACTGCAGATGATTTAATCCCGGGAAGCGATGGGCAATTAGTAATTTATAAGCGGAAAGACACTTCTGAATGTTACAATCAGGCAACTGTTGAATTTTTAAATCGTGCTAACAATTACGAGAAAGAAACAGTATCATTCGAGGTTGTGGCTGATGTACAAAAAAATGGAATGCGTCCAGCATCCACTAAGCAAGCTCATTATTTGTATACGAAAGCAAGGGCTCAGTATTATGCCGAGCAATTAGCAATGAAACGACTATATAGTCGTAATCAGTATACATTCCATTTATCATGGGAATTTTGCAGACTGGAGCCCGGTGATATAGTGACCTTAACAGATGATATTTGTCAGTTAAATAAGCAAATTGTCATTATAACTGCTGTATCAGAGGCGGCAGATGGGCAACTTGAAATTACTGCAGAGGGGAAACCACCCGGCACATATGCTCCAGCCAAATATAACGTTCATGAAAATGAACGACCTTTCATTGATTATAATATCCCGGCTCCATCTGTTAATGACGTAGCAATATTTCAGACAGTTGGAGATGTTGGAGGAAATCAAGTATTCGTAGGTGTTAATGCTCCGGATAATTGGGGCGGGTGTTCTGTGTGGCTGTCCGATGATAATCAACGTTATCGTCAAATTGGAGAAATAACCCAGCAGGCTCGCATGGGGCGTATGAAATATGGATTCAGCTCAACTAATGATTTTTGCAATATAGTTCTTAATCGAGGAGTATTGCAAAATGGTACTCATATAGATGCTGAGCGTGGCAATACGCTATGCTGGGTAGGTGGTGAGGCTTTAAGCTATGAAACAGTGGAAATGCATACTGATAATTGGTATACGCTGAAAGGCCTTGTACGTGGGCAATATGGCACAAAGGCTATTTCGCATAATGCTAATGAACGATTTATTCGTGTGGATGAAGCTATATTTAGAGCGCCTTATCGTCCTGAAGATGTTGGGAAAAAGATATATCTTAAATTTTCATCTCGCAATATGTTTGGCACTAATGAGCAAGGACTTGATGAAGTGCAAGCCTATGAATATACGATTACTCCTTACTATATCCCTGAGGTCAATGAATTAGCTTTATATACAAAGTATTACAAAATAGGTGACGGGGTGCTGTCATATGATGTAGTTGCTACATTTACTGCTCCGGATTTAAACACGTTTGATACTGCTGAAGCATGGTATCGCGAAGGGGCTGGAGAGTGGAAATATGGCGGCAATGGTAATGGGCAAATCGTTATTAGCGGCTGTGAACTAGGCCATACGTATGAGGTCAAAGTTAAGGTCAAGGATTCTCATGGCAACTATTCACAGGGAATTACTAAAAGTATTCTCGTGCAAATGAAAAGCGATGTACCAAATACCCCGCAAGGTTTTTCAGTAACGTTTGGATCCGTAGCACAATTTAATTGGTTGGAAGTCCGCAATGCAGACATTGATTATTATGAATTGCGCACAAATCTTAATCCGGGACAATCCGATGGATTAATTGGACGTAGTAATAATACGACGTATGCTGGGATGCTAACCGAGCGACAAGGAAAAGTATATTTATATGCCCACAATCCATCTAAAGGATATGGAGCACCCGCAAATGTCGAATATAACGTTCCTGTTCCTAAAGCACCTACAACATTTATTGCTAGAGCTGGCTTTGGTAGTGTAGGGGTACTTACAAATTCGATTCCAGCTAATTGTAAAGGGATGAATGTATATATTAATGAAACCGTGTATTTTTCAGCTACAAATGCAGTTACATTTCCGTTGAATGTCGGTATCTATCGAGTACGAGTTGCTTTTGTTGATATTTTTGGTGAGGGTGCTAAAACGGCAGAGCAGCCAGTAGCGATTTTAGAAAAAATTCCGAAAGAATTGCTTGATACTGAAAGCCTTGGGCTGGATAAAATGGATAAAGCTATTGAATCCATGAAAAATGATGTATCAGCAGTTAAAAAGGTATCTGATGGCTTTGAATCCCGACTCACGGATTTAGCCAATGGGACTACTAAATCAATAAGCGATATGAATAAGCATATTGAAAGTCGATTTACACAGCTGTCTGATGGATTTGATGCACGTATTACGGAAGCATTGGGCGAAATCGATGGCGATAAATTAATCGCACGCATCAATTTGAGTAAATCAGGCACACGTATTGATGGGAAACTATTCCATGTAACAAGTAAAACTGTATTTGATGCCAATGTAATTGCTAAAGGTATGATCCAAGCCAATGCAGTTACTGCGGAAAACATCGATACTCCATCACTATCTGCTATTTGTGCAACTATCGGAACATTACGAACTCGAACAACTGGGGCTCGGGTAGAAATTGAGGACAATTTAATCTCAGCTTATGACGAGGAAAATAATGTTAGAGTCAAGCTCGGGTGCTGGTAAAGGAGTATAAATAATGACACCTCATATCATAATATATGATAAAAATGGCAATATCATATTAAATCTAAAAGAACGTTTGACACGCATTGAAGGGCGTCAATATGTAAGTGCGGTGCCTAACGTTAAGAATACGATACGTGTTGAGGGACTGCAGTCCGGGCAAAAGGTGTGGGCTGTAGCTATGGGGCAGTACCTAGTGGCAGAAGTTAAAGATGATGTTATTACATGGTACTTTTCTGTAACTCGTGAAACAGATTTATCTAATGGGCGGATTAACGGCTTTCAATATGAGGGGTGGGTTGTTTATGGAGTTTATTAATGTTAAAAACGAAGCTGGCACAACTATTATTAATGATAGTTATGATAATTTAGTTTATCTCAGCTTACCGAAACAAAAAGAGGCTGTATTGTGGACTGGAAGCAATAGAGCAGTGTCAGCTGATGTATTAATTCCTACGCAACTTAAAACGTATACTCCATTAATGGTGCCAACTATGCTATATCAATACGGAAATGGTGGTTCAAACGCTATTCGTATAACGTATATTACTCAGCCAAATTATCATGGTGAGGCTCCACTTATTGCAATATCTGTTCCACAGGGATATGAATTCAAAGCACAATGGATATGTCGCAAAAGAGAGAGATTCATAGCCCTTATTGTTGATGTTGTTAAGGGTGGAGCAATAATTACACAAGAAATGATTAATGAGATAAAAAATGGCATTAAGTTTTATTGTTTCGGATATTTCGAGGACGTAGCAGCCAATGCGAACACCCCTCGCATCAGATTCGTTGATAAGGTAGGAAGTAGCAAACCCAATATAGCCTTACAAGTCTTAGGAAAGCATAAATTTTTCAAAGCAAGTTGGAAGGATGAATACAATATTAAAAATGATGTGATTTATGATAGTCGTATTCGATATTTAAGGGTAATCGACCAATATCATCAAGATTGGTACAGTACATTGTCTAAGTATTCTCCTAATGAGCATACTAAAATGACTGTGCCATCTAAGTCATATGATTGTGATATTGCTGTAATTCCTATGTCGGTAGTTGATGCCGCGGTATGGGGTCCTAATATTACGAAAGGCGATAATCAATCACATACTGGTAGTGTATGGCAAACCGTTCATTTTACAGGTAAACGAAGTATTGAAATAAAATCGTATCAAAAAATTTATTGGGATACTGTAACACCATATCCTATGGGGTGTGCTGGGCAGACGGCTACTCAATATATGGTTGTCGATGTTACGGGCTATGATAAAGCATCAGGGATGCCATTTAATTAAAGAGGTGATCTATGAACACAATAAAAAATGTATCTGAAACGATACATATAGGTTCTGATTTTAAACGTGCTTATATAGTACAGGGGGATGTTGATTTAACAACCGCTACAGCTATTTGTAAAGTGCGTTCTCTAACAGGCAAATTGTTGGCAACAGCTGAATGCCATATTAGGGAGGATACAATTATTGTAACCATTAGAGGAAAAGATACATTAAAGATCTCAGACTCTATAAAAAAGGGTCAATATGATGTATTTATTGTTGGTAAAGATTATTCATATAAGTTAGTCATGGGTGATATTGAGTTCATCCATGACATCAGTTTACATTAAAAGGAGAGCAAAAAAATGGCTATAAAAGGAAGTGTGAGAGCGCCATATGTTATTGAAGTTCATGTTCCTGAAACAATTAACGTAAATGTAAATATACCCGGATTACAAGGGAAACCGGGTGAGGGAATCTATGACTTTGTCAAACGACATGGCTTTACAGGTACTGAGGAAGATTTTTATAATTCCCTTAAACCTCAACAGCCTGATTTAGCTGGAATCGTGGCGGACCTAAAAGGCAAAAATATTCTTGTTAATAGTGGCATGCTTGATGCGGTATTATCTGCTATTGTTCATGCGTTGGCTGAACAGCCTTATACTCCACTTACATTTAACGAACCAAGAAAAGGGGATACTGAAATTCGAGTATCCGGGCAAGATGGCTTTAAAGTTCGAGTGAGTGGCAGTGCAGAAGCTGTTGAAATCCAATCCGGGAGTGCAACTATTAAAATTCAGCCTTATGGTGCAGATGATATTTATATTGAATATCTTAACTTAATTGAGCACGTCGTTGACACTGTTAAAATCAAAGGTCTTGTTGAATTCAATCCGGAAACGGCTACAGAAATTCCAGCAAGACAATTTTACGGCCGCAGCGATTTGGAGGGCGAACTTACATGCCCGAACGTTGTTAAAGTTGGTGCATTAGCATTCGTCGGAACCGACCACAATATTATTAATTTGCCAAAGGCCACTGATATTGATAGGGATGCTTTCGCTAATAGTTCTCTTGCCGTAATCAATATTCCCGCATTTGTATGGGCAGATGATAACCTTGATTTAAAATCTTATGATCTCATTATGGTTAATAAAATGACTGTTAGCGAGGAATCTCGCCCACCACGAAATGTCATGATGCAGAAAATTTCATTAGAGGTCTACAATCCAGATCACAGCAAAAAATGGAACCTTTATAGTGAAAAGTGGGAACAGGCATAATTCAATAATAGGGGAGAGTTGAATGAATACATTATTGGTATCTATTACTGATTTTATTCAGTTAGCTTGGGAGCGGCTCACTGATGGATTTGCAATTAAAACTGTAATGGCGATATTTGCTACTATTGGCATATGGCTTTTAGGATTAAAGCATGTTCAGGTGTTGGGAATTTTTATTTGTTTAGTGTTCATTGATTTGCTTACAAAGTGGGTGGCGATTGCATATCAGATGTTGTTAGATATGGGGGCGAGTCCGGAAAATATCAGAATGACAGATAAATACTGGGCCATTCCTGCTGCATTTGGGAAAGGGCTCATATCATCTAAGCATATGCGTAAGCCGTTTGGAGATAAAGTATTGTCCTATGTATTGCTTACGTCAGCAGCATGGTGCTTTGATTATATGGCACAGCCCTACACGTTCGCTGTAACCCTTGTATGGACTTATTTGGGTGGTACAGAATTAACCTCTATATTGGAAAATATGCGGGATGGAGGCAATCCGCTTGCGAGCAAATTATTGGATATAGTTAATGAAAAGCTTGATTCTATTTTAAAAAGGAAATAA